TAGTTATAAGTATACCCTGTGTTTCCTGATTCAAGTTTCTCGAATAATTTTTTATGTTGGTCCATGATCTCTTCATCAGAGTCCATCATCTTATCAACCTGATCTTCTAGTTTTAAAACTTGTTGTTGAATTCTCTGTACTTTATCTTCATGTACCGCCTGGATAGTAGACAGTTCAAAAGTTCTAGAAAGACTCCATCCGGCTAGGGCTAATAAAATTCCAACTAGCATTGTCATTAATTTTTCAATCATTACTTCTGCCAACTAAAAAGCCAACTAACAAATTTTTTCCATAATTTTTTTATCATGTTTGGTTCTCCTGTTACTACTATCTCATGAGTCTGTCCACAATCTGGACACTCTCTAAGTTTGTTATACTCCACAATAATAAAACTTCTGTCACAATTTTCACACTTCATCTTTTTTCTCCTTAACAATGCCCCAACTATTTTCTTTTTTAGTAGGACGTTTTTCTTCTATTTCGTAAAAGAAGTTATCTGTGTTTTCTGTTCTCCACTTACTACTATCTTCTACGTTCCAATCACTCGTTTGAACTTTCCAATCGGGGACTTCATCTTTAACTGTAAAAGAAGGTATATCCCACAGGATACGATTGTTGGGTTGTGCTGCATAATTGCCGTTTTCTAAAGCCATTATGTGTGCGCACTTATGTTCGTGCGATATTTCCGAATGATCGGTATCTACTATATTACTCTCTGGGTGGGCCCAGTCAATAGTAAATAAATAAGCCCCTGGATGTAATTTCTTATCTTTTCCGAAGTATTTACCAGACTGACCGTCTAAGATATCATAAGAAGTGACAGCAGGATAATAACTAAAACAATTCCAAAGCTCCAACTCGTCAAGGCGCATCCCAGGTACTTCTTTGACATCAAATCCTCTTTGAATGAAGGCTGAAATAGGGAGACGATAGAAGACAGCACCGTTCTCCATAATAGCATGAAAGAGGACCGGACGTCCCGTAATACTTGCAATACCGAAGATAATACAATCTTCAACTTCGCCATGATGAGCCTTAAGATCATAGAGATATTCTCTTCTGATCTGTGCGTAAGTCACAGGTATATTCGCGTTGAGATAAGCCATTAATCATTACAGAATGATTGCACCAATTATGATACCGATTACGATGCATACTATTTCTCTTCTGTTATGTAATTGCCAGATCATAAATTGATTATAGTATTTTTTAATCATAGTTTTCCTCCTATTTAATTGAACCCCAATTAGGTCCGGACTCGCAGTCTACTTTATTTGGTAGTGCTAGGTCAACTGCATTTTCCATAATCTCTTTAATTTTATCCTCATTACCATCAATAGATATGTCTAATTCATCATGGATCTGGATATGAGGCAAAATTCCCTCTTTATATAAATCTAACATAGCTTTCTTTGTCATATCTGCAGCCGATCCTTGAATAAGTTTATTTAAAGCTTTGTATGTAAAAGCTCTACGCGTCGGATTGTTATGCCAATAATTTCTCTGAGGATTACCATCTGTATCTTTTAATAATTCTCCTTCCTCATCTTTTAAATATTCTCCCATGTCTTGAAGTTCTAACATTCTTTCATGATCTTCTGCTGGCACAAATGTACCCCAGTCGCTGCCACGTAACACAGGTTCATATTTAGGAAATCTACAACGTCTTCCCAATAAAGTTTTAATCTGACCTTTGTTCGAGGCTGCATTCATAATTTTATTCATAAGTTGTTTTACAAATGGAACTTTAGAATGATATCTCTCAAATAATTCTTCAGCTTTAAATTTAGTTACACCTAATTCAGCCTGGAGTTTTGCTTTTCCCATTCCATAAAATAATCCTAAGTTAATTGTTTTAGCTTGTGATCTAGGTATGTCCGCCATATCCGCAACAATCTTATGAAAGTCTGTGGATGGATCACTTTCATATGAATCAGCGATAGTATTAACAGAGGGCAATCCAAATTTTAAAGCATAGTGTGCAACAAGTCTTGGTTCCTGTTGCGAGTAGTCAAAACAACCCCACTTACATCCTTCCTCTGGAATAAATAAAGACCTAATTAAAGGTCCTGTATTAGGATCTCTTGCCGGAATTTGCTGGAGGTTTGGATTCTGATAAGAAAATCTTCCCGTAACAGTTCCTCCATCGTCAGATCGTATTTGATTTATTTCTGCATGTATTCTTCCATTATGTTCAAAATTTAAGATGGTATCTATAAAAGTTGTATTAACCTTGTTAATTTTTCTAGCTTCTGCTATCATCTTAACTATTGGATGTTCATGATTAGAAAGGAAATTTTTTGTAAATGAAGGGGAGTCAGTCTTTTCAGTACGGCTATAAGGTAGCTTCAGTTTGTCAAACACTTTGGCAATCGATCTTGCAGCCCATATTTGGGTATCTATTCCTGTTTCTATTTGTACTTGGTGGATTAATCTTTCTTCTTTGCGTGTTAGCTCTCGCTTCAATTCACTCGCTCTTTGAACGTCCACTCTCACTCCAAGAAATCTCATGTCCACGAGACAAGGAAAAAGATCGGTCTCAAGATTAAATATATCTTGGAGATCATTTTCAATTAATAATTTTTTTACATGCTGCCATAGCTTAAATGTTAAGCTGGCGTCTTTCTCCGCATAAGCACCTACTTCTTGTGCCGGCAACATCCACATATCTTTTTTAGGATCAATCCCTCTCGCTTTGGCTGCTTCATTTAAAGCTCGTTCATTTTTCCCTTCGTTTAAAAAATGCCACGCTAAAGTATTTAAGGTGTAAGAGAATCTATTTTCATCTAATAAAGAAGAAGCAATCATTGTATCTACAATTAAGCCATTAATTTTTAAACCTAAATTACGAATCCAACAAACATCGTACATGGCATTATGAAATATTTTTGTAGCCGGACATTCTAAAATATCCTTAAACCATTCTAAAGTTTTTGCCCTGTCCATATTTGGACCTTCGCCATGAGCTATTGGAAAATACCAAGTATTATTATAAGTAGCGACAGCAATTCCAACTACTGCGCCTTTCCCTATAACCGCACCTGATCCTCTTGTTTTTAATTCTGTATCCCGCGTCTCTAGGTCAATTGCTATTTCATCATAAGATCTTAAATCAGGGTACTCGGTGTGAGCAACCCATTCTGTGGCAGGTAAAATCATTTATTGTCTTTCAATTTTTTAATTTCTAATTGGCAGTAATGAATTATTTTTTCTAAATCTTCTACCTTATTTTTAAATAAATATCTGCAAACATATTTCACAACGTTGCCCTGGAAGAAACTTAAATTGTTTTTTGAAATAAATTCATATGGTTGAATTTTAAATTTTTTATAATGAGATCCGCCGATTTGTTTATTCTGTGGAAATGCATCATCAAATATATCTTTATTGGTCATAGTTGATACTCCTTTAATTTCTTTTTACTTTTTAGTTTATATAAATTATTTCTTGCTCTCGTGATACCTACATACCATACTCTATTCTCCTCATCTTGTTTGTCAATACTTAATCTGATTCCTTTTTGAACTTTTCTTCCTTGATGTAAAGATAAAATTACATTATCTTCTTCACCACCTTTTGATGCATGAATAGTGGATAACCATATTCGTGCACGTTCTTTTAAATTTTCATCTGTACTTAGTAAATTTCTTAAATATAAAATTTCTTTTTGATCTGCTACAAAGAGATCATACCAGGGAATTTTCGCATTCCATTTTCCATTAGGTATATATTCTCTAACTTCGTTTATTTCCCTGGATTCTAGGACGCCTTCTATGGTCCATTTAGTATAAGCCACGGCTGCATTATATAAACCTACCTTAAAACTTTTTCCTTTATTACTTTGGTAGTATAAATTTTTATTTTTTAATTCTTTCATAATCTCTAGAAGATTACTTTTTGTTCTAGTGAGAATAAGCCATTTGCCTTTGGTAAGATCAATTTGACCTAAATTACTAATCGTAGACGCAAGACCCTCTTGCGCTCGGGGAAGATATTCTTTATGTTTCCTGATGCCTGCTATACGATTCACTGGTATTTGTGATTCCTGTTGCACGGCTCTTGAGATTCTACGCGAGTATCTTAACACTCGTTCTTTAGCAGGTTCATTTATAAATCTATTTACATCAGCGCCAGCCCACGCAAAAATAGCTTGATCATCATCACCCGCTAAGTAGATTTGATCACAATAATCTTTTAATTTGTCATACAATTTCCATTGTAACGGCGATAAGTCTTGGGCTTCATCAATAAAGACAGCTTTGAACCGAGGCATCTTATCCGTAGGGAGAATGAGAATACATTCAATCATGTCATTAAAATCTAAAATATGATTCTTTTCTTTAAATTCTTTTAGGTTTATTGCTATGTGTTTTAAGAGATCCCAATCAATTTCTTTCTTATCATGTTCATTTCTATCAAACTCTTCTCGTATAGTAGTTCCTCTATTGATAGCCCTTCCAATTAATTGAAAATAAGGATTATCACATGTAAGAAAATGAGTCTCTTCTTCATTATATTTATCTGAAAAGTTTACACGAATGTTT